GAAACGGCCCAAGGTGGTGAATATTATGCTGCTGGTGTCGGCGGTTCAATTACAGGTCGTGGTGCTGATCTTTTAATAATTGATGATCCACACTCTGAGCAAGATGCAATGAACCCCGCTTCGTACGACAGGGTTTATGAATGGTATACATCAGGACCTCGTCAGAGGCTTCAACCAGGAGGTAGGATCATTGTCGTTATGACAAGATGGTCAGTAGCTGACCTAACAGGTAAATTAATGAAAGCACAAAAAGAAGCCAAGTCAGACCAATGGGAAGTAATCGAGTTTCCGGCAATTTTGCCTTCCGGAAAACCCGTTTGGCCAGGCTATTGGAAAATTGAAGAATTAGAGGCGGTAAAAGCATCCGTGAGTATATTAAAATGGAATGCTCAATACCAGCAGAACCCTACAGCCGCTGAAGGATCTATTATCAAAAGAGAGTGGTGGAAAAAGTGGCCTCAAGACAAATTACCTCCGTTAATGCATGTAATACAATCTTATGATACGGCTTTCATGAAGAAAGAAACAGCTGATTTCAGTGCTATAAGCACCTGGGGCGTGTTTAGACCAAACGAGGATAGCGGACCGTCGCTTATTCTTCTTGATGTAGTTAAGGATCGATACGAGTTCCCCGATCTTCGGAAAAAGGCAAAAGAGCAGTTTGACTACTGGAAACCTGAAACAGTTATCATTGAGGCTAAAGCTTCAGGGTTGCCATTAACCTATGAATTACGTAAGATGGGGATACCAGTTATTAACTTTACACCTAGTAAGGGAAATGATAAACATACTAGAGTGAACTCTGTTGCTCCGTTGTTCGAAGCAGGAATGGTTTGGTACCCGGATCGCAAGTTTGCTGACGAGATGATTGAGGAATGCGCTGCATTCCCACTTGGTGAACATGATGACCTAGTGGATAGCATGACTCAAGCAGTAATGAGATTTAGACAAGGTGGTTTCGTTGAACACCCCGAAGATTACGAGGACGAGAAACTTCCAGAACGTAAGAGGACATACTATTAATGCGATATATAAACATATTCCTACAAGCTATGCGAAGAAGCGGGTACGACGTTTCTAACCCTTCTGAACTCAGAGATATTAAGAAAGCAATCGCAGAATACTATAATGCAGGCTATGCACCAGATGATCCTAAAAGATTATACTTAGATGACAGTTTAGATGACTGGAAACGCATAGAACCGTTTTTAGAAACCCAACACAAACAAGGTTTCATCACTAAAGAGTTTCTAAGAGAAGTAGGAGACATCTTCGAAGATATACGTGAATCGCGAAACGTGGATGAGATTCGTTTAGATAAAGAAGCTGACTTCGGAAGATTTGGAGGAGTAGATGTTGACCTTGTAAAAGATATACCAAATGAAACTTTTAGAAATAATTTAATAGAAGCTTTTGGTAAAAGTGAAGTTGAAGCAGCTATTAGAATAAAAAAACATAGCGGCCTTGAGGGACATGATCCTGCTGAATGGGGAATTAAAACATCTGAGAATTGGGAAGACGAATTAGTTTGGTTATTGGAAGGTAGAAATCATCCAGAGCATCCTATGCTCTATGAAAGAATAGATGGCGCAGCTTCAAAATATATAGGTAACAAAAGTAATCCAACACCTCCGAGTGGAGGAGGAATTACTAGCATTAAAGATTCTGAGTTTAAAGGAAATGAGTTTGATAACATTTTCGACAAAATGCAGGACATGGTTAAGTCTGATGATCCTACTACTAGTTCAGTAGGAGAATCATTAGATAATATAGCAGACGATCTTGGAAAGATTAGTGAGTCTAAAAAGAAAAGAAATAAAATATTAAACGATGCATTAGACGAGATATTAGGACCAGAAGAAGTTGATGATCTTATGACAGATGACTGGGTTGATAAACGCGTCAAGGAAATGGCCACTCAGACTAAAATAGCTGATGCAACGACTGCAGAAATTGCAGAAGCAAAACAAGCAATGGAGATGGCTGTAGAACAAGGTAGGGTTGAAGAAGCAAAAACCATAGCAGAAGAACTATTGCGTATGGGTGTAAAATTAGATGAAGGTGGTTATAAATCCGGCGTTCCGATAGACATGACTAATATACTAAAGAAACCTGAACATGCAAAAGGTGGTCGTGTAGGTTTAGATAGCGGTGGTAATCCACTTGATAAAATAAAAATGAATCGTAGAGGGTTCTTAGGTCTGATGGGATCGGGAATCGCGGCTGGTGTTGCAGGAGCAAAAGGATGGCTTACTGGTGGTAAATCAGCTGTAGCCACAGCTAAAGCAACTGCTGAAATGACAGCCTCAGGTATGCCGAAATGGTTTCCTTTATTAGTAGATAAAATTAGAACTAAAGGAAAATCTAAACCTGCTGCTTATGCAGAGGTAAAGGACGGTGAACCAAATATTACAGTTTATGAATTAAAAGACCCAAATATAAGTATCGAACCAATTCGCATGGAAGAAAACTTAGATACAGGAATGATAGAAATTTCTGGTAGAGGAAATGAATCACAGTTAGTTACCATGACTTATTATGCACCAGAAACTGCTGTTAATGTAAGAACTGGAACAAGATCAGGTGCAAAAGAAGGAGAGTTTGTAGTCGAAGAGATGACAAAACATCCAGAGCAAGGATGGATAGAAACTGGCGCTGAAGATTATGCCTCACTAAAAGGTGGTGTAGAAAACTGGGAAGCTGCAGTTAAAAGTCATTATAAAACTAAAGCAGAATTAAGTAACGCAGCCGATGAGTTTATTGATGTTCAAAGAGGACAACCAGAACCATTTGATCCTGACGGTAAATTTAAAATAGGTGGAAGAGTTGGTTTAGAAGCTGGGGGTGTAGCGCTTTACAAAAAGAATCAAGAAGAAAGAGCAAGGTGGATGGAAAAACTTGCAAGAATGAAAAGAGCAAGATTGATGCAAATGGAAGAAGATAAGCCAGGTTTTATACGGAGTCGATTAAACATGTTAAATCCGTGGGACAAAGATCCTACAGGAGAGCAAGCTATTGGTGATACAAGATTCCTATATGATGACCATATAAGTCGTATGAAGGTACAACAAAGAAAAGAACAAATGGATGAATACTTGAGATTATTAGAAGAAGATGAAAGACCACAAGTAAAAACATTTGAAGCTCAAACAGGTGGATTAGTTCCACCTAAGAAAGGTCCAATGTCAAATGGACTTGGTACAAGATTTAAGGAGAAACAAAAATGGCTATAGACAAACCAGCAGACTTCGCAAGACCTAGGAAGCAAATACAATTACCAGGGAAGCAAGCTTCTGCAAACGCACAAATGGAAATGTTGCAACAACAACAAAACCAACAACCAATAGAAGTTACACCAACAGAAGATGGCGGAGCAGAAATTAACTTTGATCCTTCTGCTTTAAATCAAGAAGGCTCTCAAATGCATGATGGCAACTTAGCCGATTTGTTAGATGATCATTCACTAAATAAAATAAGTGATGACTTAATGAAGATCTATGATGATTGTAAATCTTCAAGAGGTGATTGGGAAAGCACTTATACAAGAGGAATGGATCTTCTTGGATTTAAGTACGAAGATAGAGCAGAACCATTTAGGGGCGCATCAGGTGCCACCCATCCAGTTCTTGCAGAAGCAGTTACACAGTTTCAGTCTTTAGCTTATAAAGAGTTACTCCCCGCAGATGGTCCAGTAAGAACTCAGATTATTGGAATGATAACTCCAGAAAAAGAAGATCAAGCAGATCGTGTAAAAGAATTTATGAATTATCAAATCATGGTTGAAATGAAAGAATACGAACCTGAATTTGATCAGATGTTATTTAATTTACCATTATCAGGTTCTACATTTAAAAAGATATATTATGATCAATTACTACAACGTTGTGTTTCTAAATTTGTTCCTGCAGAAGATTTGTATGTTCCTTATACTGCAACATCACTTGATGATACTGATGTTATTATTCACAAGATTAGAATGTCAGGTAATGATTTATTAAAACAACAATTATCAGGTTTTTATTCTGATATACCTGTTGAAGAAGATCACAATGCAGATGCTATCGCAGAAAAGAAAGATGAGCTACAAGGTGTTGATCCACTAGAAGATGAAATTTATTCTGTTCTAGAGTTTCATACAAATTTAGACTTACCAGGTTTTGAGGAAGTTGGAGCCGAGGGGCAACCTTCGGGATTAAAGGTTCCTTACATAGTTTCTATTGATGAAGGCTCAAGTAAAGTTTTAGCTATTCGTAGAAACTACGACGCACAAGATCCTAACAAAAAGAAAAAGGATTTCTTTGTTCACTTTAAATTTTTACCAGGACTCGGGTTTTATGGATTCGGCCTTATCCACATGATAGGCGGTTTATCTAGAACTGCCACCGCAGCTCTAAGACAGCTCTTAGACGCAGGCACCTTGGCTAATCTCCCGGCCGGATTTAAACAAAGAGGCATTAGAGTCAGAGACGAAGCTCAACCGTTGCAGCCGGGCGAGTTTCGGGATGTTGATGCACCTGGTGGAAATTTAAGTGATGCGTTTATGCCTTTACCATTTAAAGGACCTAATCCTACACTTCTACAATTGTTAGACTTTGTTGTAGGCGCGGGCCAACGATTCGCGTCTATTGCTGATATGCAAGTTGGTGATGGTAATCAAAGTGCAGCAGTTGGAACGACTGTATCATTATTGGAGCGTGGATCGCGGGTTATGTCTGCAATACATAAAAGATTGTATGCAGCTATGAAATGTGAGTTTATGTTGTTATCAAAATGTTTCTCAACTTACTTACCACCAACCTATCCATATGACATCGTAGGTGGTCAAAATCAAATTTTCCAAAAAGACTTTGATGATAGAATAGATATTATTCCTGTTGCTGATCCAAACATTTTCTCTCAGACACAAAGAATTAGTATTGCACAAGCAGAATTACAATTAGCTATGTCTAATCCAAAAATGCACAATCTTTATGAGGCATATAGAAACATGTATGAAGCTTTAGGTGTAAAAAATATAAATACAGTACTTCCACCTCCACAAAAACCGGCTCCAATGGATCCAGCTGTGGAAAACATGCAGGCAATGTCAGGGAAACCTTTCCAAGCATTCCCGGGACAAGACCATCAAGCTCATATGGATGCACATTTATCGTTTATGGGTACCTTTATGTGTAGAAATAATCCAAATGCACTCGCATTATTACAAAAAAACTGTATGGAACACATAACTTTGATGGCTCAGGAGCAAATTGCGATGGAATTTGAGGAAGAAATGGCTCAAGCTAAGCAAATGCAAGCTATGATAGCTCAAGCAGGGCCTCAAGGAGCTCAAAATCCGCAAATTATGCAAATAAATCAGCAATTACAGCAAATAACAGGTAAAATTGAGTCTAGAAAGGCCCAATTAATAGCTCAACACATGAATGAGTACGTTGAAGAAGAGAAAAAAGTGCTAAATCAGGTTGATAATGACCCATTATTGCGTTTGAAGTCAGATGAAGTCCAAATTAAAGCTCAAGAGCAACAAAGGAAGCAAGAAGAGGGCGAAGAAAAGGCAAATATGGAAATGTTGAAGCTAGTTACTGGAAAAGAGCAATTTGATGAAAAATTAGAGCAAGAAGACGAACACCAGAAGCTTAGAGCCGCTGTTTCACTCGCAAAAGACGGAATTAAGCAAATGCAAGCTACAGTAAAGGAAAAATAGTGCCTAGACCTTACCGAACCTTAGAAGACGTTATGGTAGGGGGAAGAACCACTAGACCCGACTATAATCCAAATAAAAGAGGTTTAGTGGATGAACCTGGCGGATATTGGGGAGCACATCACGGCGATCCAACAGGTAATCAAGGTGATAGTGATAGTAGCGGTAATGAAGGTAATAACCAAGGTAATCCTAATAGAGGTATTACAAGTATGAGAGACAGTGGAATGGTACAAGGTTCATCTGGATATGGCCCAGCAGGTGCAGGTGGTATGGCACAAGGACCTAGTGGTAATCAAGGTAATATGCAGGGCTTTCTTACTGCTTTCACGACACCTGAAACAAAACAAGAATGGAGTGATTTTTTATCTAATCCAGACATATCTCAAGAAGATAAAGATACTACTATAGCTGAAGCACAATCGACAAATGTCGAAGGTTTATCGTGGGGAGGGCCTCATGCATCTAGAAGCGCTATAAGAGATTATACAACCCTCCAAAATCTTCCAGATGCTATAAAAAATCAAATTCAAATTGGATTAGATGATGTTAATAAAGAAGTATATAACGCGTTTTTTGCAAAAAAAGACGCTACAACGGCACAAAAACATGCATTAGCAAGAGCTTTACGTTATGGAAATGTAGCTGCAATGGAAAGTGCTATAGGTCCAATGACAACTAATGCTTTAGCAGCTTATCATGCAGGTCTTACAAGTTTACAATCACATGTTGAGGCTTTTAGTTCATTGGGCGAGCAAGCTTTAAATGCTGTAACTCCTGCACAAGATGCTAGTTTCGCAGACTTATCAGCTCAGTATGGAAAACTTGGGCTAACAGGTTTAGCAGCAGATAATGTTATGGGTTTAGTAGATACATATGGTTTTGATCCGGTAGCTAAAGCTATAGGTGCATTAGGTGTAGAAGCTACGATGGCAAATCAGATGTTTGGTATTGTAACAGGTAAACCTGCAATGGCAGCTAGCGTAAAAAGTTGGACAAAAAATGGTGAAACATTAGCTCAAGCCTTAGACGAAGGTACTGTTACAAAAGACCAAGTTATGAAGTCCAATGAAGAAGGAGACATGATGGGCTCTATGGGTTTTGGAATTGCAAATAGTGCTCTTGGACAAGCGCTAGGAATGAATTCATATGCTGGAGGATATGTGGATCCTGAAAAAGCTGCGGCTTTAGGTTATAGTTATTCAGGATCAACCCACGGAATGACAGACGCACAGTTTGGTATGGTGTCAGGTAGTTTAGCTGATCCGTATGGTCAGACAATGTCTCAAATGATGGGATCTAATGCAGCTCCTGATCATGGAGGTGGTCGTCCTGAACCTGTTGTGAATACAACACAACAAGGTTCATCAACAGATGAAGGTACAGGTGAATGGACACAAGGACAAGAAGTACAGGTTGACACATCTAATTTTGATGCTTCACAAATGCAAATTTTTAATCAAATGAAGAGTTATGGATATAGTGATGAGTATGCTTATCAATATGCGGGCATGATTATATAATGGAAAAAGACAAGAAAATTAAGAAGGTTATGCGAGAGTTTAAAAATAAAAAATTAAACATTGGCAAATCGAAAAAAAAGGTTAAGAATAAGCGCCAAGCTATTGCTATCGCTCTAAGCGAAGCTGGTAAAAATAAAAAGAGGAGGATCACATGATTCAAGACTTAAGAGACAAAATAGTAAACAAGTGGGCCGAAACAGGTTGGAAAACTAAAGTTATCGGTGCTGCTGTTATTGCAATTATCCTAATAGGCATCTTCGCATAATCACATGATATTCGACGTACTAAAACTTGCAGTTGGCGCTGGCACACACATTATGAAAAATAGACAGAAGCGCAAAATGCTCGAGTCAGATGCAGCCATGATGCACGCACAAAAAATGGCTTCAGGGGAAATCGAATATCAACAGGTTGTAAGACAGTCAAACGACAAAGGATGGAAAGACGAATTTGTCCTCATTTTAATTTCGCTCCCCATTTTACTTTTAATATGGAGTGTCTTTAGTGATGATCCAATGATTAAAGAAAAAATAGATACTTTCTTTGTTCAGTTTGGACAGCTCCCGATGTGGTACCAGATGCTATTTGTAGGCGTCGTGGGCTCGATATACGGCCTCAAGGGCGTGGATATATTTAAGAATAATCAAAAGAAATAATTGACTTAATTTTACATTGGGGGAAACAATGGGGGAAGATAAGCCCAAGAACCCGCTCGATGTGTTCTGGGATGAATTAGGAAGGAAGGAAAAAAAGTATGTCCGAAGCTACAGATCCGGTAAACGCGATTTACAAGATAAGGAGGATAATGCAAAGTCAAATGGACGCTCTGGTCCAGACCATCGCAAACGGCGGGGTTGACAGTATGGAAGAATATAAATATATAATAGGTAAGATTCATGGAATCGATTTAATAAATCAGGAACTCTCTAACCTGCTAGAACCAAAGGAGCCAGAACCAAATGACCCAGACAACGTCACACGCATTAGAAGATAAATATAAAGCTGAAGAACAAGCAGCAACAGAAGCCCCAGAAAAAACAAATTTAGATAAATTACCCAACCCAACAGGTTGGAGAATTTTAGTCATGCCTTTTAGAGTTAAAGAAGAAACTCAAGGCGGAATTATTATTGCACAAGAAACTTTAGACAGAGCACGAGCCGCGGTCCA